TCTACTACAATTTGATCACCAGCGACTGCTGTATAAGTAGTTTTACTTGCTGCAGTTACAGAAGTCATTCCTTTTTGTAACATACCTAATGTTGTTGCTGGTACACTACCTCTAGAATAAACTAAAGCTGTTGCACCTTCTGGAAGAGGAACTTGAGTAGCTCCCGCTTGACCAGTTGTAAGTAATGTTACTGTAAAACTATCTCCAGCGCCACCTCTAGTGGTTCCATCTTCTACAAAAAATACTCTGTTAGAATTACCACCTGTTGTTGATGTAGGCATAGCTAAACTAGCATTGCCAGATAAAGTACCTGTAACTTTAATGTAAATATTTTTACCGTTTGCTGTCGCATCTCCGTCCGCTAAACTTAATGTAGTTGTACCTGAACTTAGAGTTACTTCTACATAACCTGATGCTGCTGTTTGTAATAATTGTAAATTAGTATTTGTAATAGTTCCCCATAGACCAGCTTTTTCTCCGGTTGCTACGAGTTCTAATGATAAATCTGTTGAATAAGTTGATGCCATATTAGTACGGTTTTATTGGTGTCCAAACCATTGTTGCTCCTGGTATTATATCGTTCCACGTAATAACTCCTGGTTCTACTGTATCTAATGATAAAGCATTGCCTGTAGGTAATACATTTGCTCCAGCTGTTATTGTAACACTTCCAGTTGCCAAGGTCAATGTGTTTCCAGAAGGGGTTACGTTAGCATCTATATTAATAGTAAATGCACCTAACCCTAAAGATACAGCATTTCCTGTAACTGTGTGATTAGCGTCGGCTGTGATAGTTAAAGCACCTGTGCCTAATGCTAATGTGTTTGGTGTTAAATTTTCTGTTACAGCGTCTGCAATAATACCTACACTACCGATTGTAATAGATAAACTATTACCTGTTACTACTACAGCTACACTATTATCGGGTCCTGATGTAGCAAATGGTAATGCTGATATTGCGTCAAATCCTAAACTCATAAATAATCCTTAAAAGGAAGCAGGGGGTATGTGGTGGTGCCCTGCCTCCATCTAAAGATTATATCATCGTTTAAACCAAGAAGGAAGACCTAAATGTGGACGCTTGTCAAACATATTATCTTTCGCTCCAGGTGTTTTACGGTTGTTATAATGAAGAAATACTTGAACGCATTCCTTACCTCTAAACTTATTTCTCCAATGCTCTAGCTCACAGCCAGAATAGACTAGCATATCTCCTTGTTTAAGATCTACTTTAATTCCTTTTTTACCTACTTCTCCAGAAGGTTCCAAATATATTGGCCAATCATCACCAGCAAGATTCATAGTTGTAGATATCTCACAACTAAATCTATCTTTGTGTCTTTTTAACTCGTCCCCCTTTTTATAAATTCTTGCATAAGTATATGCAGGATATAATTTAAGACCTGTTACTTTTTCCATTTCTGGCTGGCATTTAAGCATTAAAGTTTCCATAGCAATATTAGAATACTGACTATAAGTATGTGGAATTTGCTCATCCTGTCCTTCGTAATGACCTATAATGTTTTCAAAGGGTGAAATGTATCTAGCGTTTCTACAAGTATCAAAAACTTGTTTTTGCATTAAAAAATAATTTGCAACAAAACTAGCCAAGTCTTTTGATATAGCTTGACGGATAACTGTATATTTTTTCTTTTTAAAACTCATATAATTTTAATACTTTTAATTAAACTTGGAATTATTGATAAATCAAAAGCTATAGTAATTCTTTTATTATTTCCTTTATGCATATCTGTATAGTGGGGTATAAAATTTTGAAACAAAGTTAATCTACCTATTTTATTTTTACTTTTATACACTGCTGGTTCACATAATTGATTTATTGGATTTATATAATAAGTAGATGTGTTATTACATTGCACACAAAAATGTCCACCTAAATAAGTATCTTCATCCCAACTGTGAGCGTGGGGTTTTATAAATTCATTTTTTTTCATAACATTATACCAACCTTTTAAATATAAAGATTTTACTGGTTTATAATTAAGTTTTTTTAAAAACTTATTGTGAACTTTAATTATTTCTTTTTTTAATTGTTGTATTTCTTTATTTTTAAAATTAAATATATTATATTCTTTATGTCTAGTAGTCGTATGATTTGTTAAACCAGTATAACCATCATTAGATACTTTTAATTTTAATATTTCTTTTTCTTTTTTTTGTAAATATAAAGAAAGTTTAGATGTATCAATATTAGTAATTATACTTTCTACAAGATGATTATCCCATTCTGGTGCAAATGGATTATTTTTAGGTTTACTTTTAAAATTTATTAATTCAAACATCTTTAGCCATCTCTTTTGGCACTGCTTGTATGTTCCAATGTATAAATCTAAAAGGATCTATACCAAAGTCTACACTAAACTCGTGTTCTAAAAATCCTGGAAAGATAATTAATGTACCTGGTGTAGGTTTAAAATGTATAAGCTCTGATCCACCCCATACACCTTTTTGATCTTTCATTTTTAATTTAGTAGCACGTGCCCCTGTTCTCGGTTCGTGAAATACTGGCATCGATGTTTTATCACTACACTTTAAAAAGTAAAAACCTGATACGTGTTGATTCCAATGTACGTGTGCTGAATGATGACCACCACCTTTTTTTGCAAACTCTTGTACCCACATCTCACTAAACATAGTATTATATTGTTGCATATCAAAACCTTGGTGATCTAAATATTCCCAAGACTTTTGTCCAATATAATCTCTAAAGTCTCTAAAATTATTATCAGCTGTAAGAGGTGTTGAGTGATAACTTCTTCCAAAGTCTCCAAACTTTTTTATATGTGCTTTAGCTTCTGGAAAACTTCTAGCAGCTTTAATATATTTGTTAGATGCTTTTGTTAAAGATTTTATAAACTCTGGTTTTTGTTCTGACCAAATTGTTGTGTTAAAGTAATTATTTATATACATATTATTTAAATGGTTTTCCTAAATGCCAAACAACAAGACTGTATCTTGTGCCAGCGGTTACGGGTTTAACTCTGTGCCATACAAAAGAAGGAAACACAATAATAGATCCTTTAGGTAAAATCTCTTTTGCTCTTCTTAAGTGTTGACTTTCATCTCTCATATGTGGATCGTAGTTTCTAAAATCAAATTCTAACTCACCACCTGTGTATTCTGAACCATCTGTTAATTGACAAGTCATAGATAGTTTTCGAATTCTGCCGTGCTCTGGATGATTAGGATCTTTTCTGTCATAAACTTTATCCCAACTATCACAATGCCAATCATAGTATTGATTGTGTTTATATTTTGTAAATTGACAAGATTCCGATCTTTCCCAATCAAAGTTCCAACCAGCTCTTGCATTTGCTTCGTGAACATATGGATGTAATTCTTTGTATATCCAAGTATCATTTAACCATACTAAATCAGAGTTTCTTTTTCTTTTTAAATCTTTTATTTCTTCTTTTTTTAATTTTCTATCTCCATAGCCACCAGTTCTAGCCATTACTTCTTCTTGTGAATTTGCATAAGCTATTACATCATCACAAAACTTTGGTGTCAGTGCTGCTGGAAAATGCCAGTAGTAATTAGATATATTCATAAGTTATTGTTTGTACAAAATTTAAACTATCTTTTTGATTGTTAGTTAGGTAATACATATTAGTAGATGGAAACATTATGAACATATTATTTTTAAGTTCTATATCCCAACTTCTTCCTTTACGTCTGTTATCTTCAAAGTGTATTCTGACCATACAATCTTTGACTTTTACACCATATAATAATGTAAAGTCTGGAGAGTTACGTAGATCCACTGGATCTATATTTAATAATGGAATTGTTGTTTCCTGAGGTTTATAGATATTTCCCCACGTTTCTTTGTTAATTAAATTTACACCATACTCAAGACCAACGTGATCTCGCATATAGGTATTTAACATATCCCAAGTTCTTGAGAATGGAAAATCTTTGTTTTGAATTACTGATTGTAAAATGTCGCCTGATAATTTATCTCGGTCAATATCCCAATCTTTGGGCATATCGACATCACCATAATATAGAGCTTGTTCTGTTAATACTTGTCTCTGCATACCACCACCATTTTTAATTTATGCTTTGCTATCTGTCAAGTCCCAAGTTGTATTAGCTTCATTCCAGGCGTAACTCCATCTGTGAGTATCAGCTGTATTTTGTGATTCTTGTTCAGCTGTTAATGCTGGAGCATCACCGATTGGTGATTTCCAAGAAGCAGATGCATTATGTTTTACCCAAGATGCATAAGGTTTTTTAGGCCAAAAGATTTGATCATCTTCGTCCCAAGTATAACCTATACCTGCGTAGTTTCCTCTTAATGCTGTGCCACCATCTTTATGTTGACCACCAGCTGTATTGTAAGATGTTTGAATCCACATTTGTGCAGGCCAATTATTATGTGTCTCTAAATATTGTTGTCCTACTGTTTCATCTTCAACGCCATCAGCGTTTAACATATCACCATTATTCAAAGTTAGTACTTGAATAACTTTTCCGTTTGATCCTAGTTTTGCAAAATGTGCCATAATTATTCTCCTTATATCTTATTTTTAATTATCATTCAACTACTGAAATTTGTATCTTATTATAACGATTCCAGAACCACCTGATCCACCTCCACTTCCAGCTCCTGGAGTAGAAGCATTTCCACTTCCACCGTTTCCTCTATTAGTTGTTCCATTAACAGGAGAAGGTAGTCCAGTATCACCTCTACCTCTTCCTCCAGCAGCATAAGTAACAGCGGATGAAGTTATAGAAGTAGCAGCACCTGCTCCTCCAGCCATAGCTGAACCACTTGGATCAGAACCAGTTTTGCTAGTTCCTGGAGCTGTTGCTCCACCTCCTCCTCCACCACCCGAACCAGCACCTGCTCCTCCAGGATTTCCTTGAGGTGGAGTTACGGGAGGAGTATTACCTGCTCCTCCAGTTTGACTATTAGCAGTTCCTCCTGCTCCAGATCCACCTGTTGGAGCACTTCCTGTTTGAGAATATGTTCCTGAAAAACCTCCACCTTGTGATGTAATAGTTGAAAAAATTGAATTACTTCCGACTGTTCCATTACCTGGATCTCCACCTCCACCACCACTACCTACTGTGATTGGATAAGCTTGAGCTGTGACTGGTAAAGCAGAAACACAAGCACCTAATGGAGATTTAGAATAACATCCAGATGCAGCTCCAGATGATTCTCTAAAACCTCCAGCTCCGCCTCCACCTACCCATTGACCACTTGCTACTCCACCACCACCTGCTACTACTAAATAATCTACTGTATTTGATCCACCAGAAGTACCTCCACAAGTTACTGTAAAAGTTCCTGGCCCTGTAAAAGTATGAATTTTAAAATTACCACAAGTAGCAACTGTATTTCCACCAGTTGCTGCAACGTATTTTATTTTAAAAGCATTATCACTATTACCTGTATCTGTTATAATCCAACCTTTTGTTGAATCTACAAAAACTAAAGTTATTGCGGCTCCCTCTACATTTATTATAAAATCATCAGTTGATCCTTCTATTTTATCTGAACCATTTTGTTTTAATATAATATTGTTTGTGTCTGTTGTATTTGCATAATCTGCTACTGCAACAACAGCTCCTGCTGTTCCTGCTGGTAGTGTTACATCAATCTCACCACTTGTTGTATTTACAAAATAACCTTCACCAGCTACTGCTGTAAAATCTCCTGTCTTAACTGTTGTTACCCAAGACGCTGAACCTGTTGCACCAAAGTTT